CCGTGTTCGTGTCGTAAGTCCAGCAGATTTGTTTCGACACAACGGCCGTGCTCGCTAAAGCGACATTGTTGGCGGTCGTGGTGGTAAAGGTGCCGTCCGGAATCACGCAGAACGAACCGAAAGCGAAGCCCACCGGGATATTAAACCCGGTGATCGCGAGCGCGCCGGTGATGTGGAACAGCGGGCCGCTCGGCGTAATCAGGCCGGCCGCAGACGCGACGGCCGCGGTCGGTGCGTCGAGAGCTGCGCTGTTGCCCCATCCAGGTACCCAGGATGTCGTAACGGTCGAGCAGATCCACTGGTTGCCGGTCTTCACGTTTACCCAGGGGGTTACAAACGTCGCGGACGCTGTGCAGCTCCCGCTCGGGTCGTAGCCATAAAACCAATTCGGGTTTCCCGCGAGCACCATGGAGCCAGAGGGGAACGCGACGGCCGCGCCGCCATTGTTGCGCCGCACACTGACGGCAGTTCCATTGACGGCCGTAACCGTCATGGTTTCGCCGCGCTGATTGCCCGGTGCCACGATGTACAGCTCGGTTGCAATCGTGCCGTTCTGGAGAGAGGGCGCGTTGATGTTGGTCGCGGACGTGACATACACAACTTTGTCGGTTGCGAGCGCCGCGGCCGAAAGCGAGGTTTGCGTCAGAGTGTTGGTCTGTGCCGATGCGGCGCCGGCCACGATGGCGAGCGTAGCCGCGAAAGAAAGGAGTCGTTTGAAAGTGTTCATCAGATTTTTGTTGTCCTTGTTGGATCGAATGCAGCCGCGGGGCGCGCCGCGGATCGCGGGCGCCCGTTGGAGCTGCGGGGATCAAACTAGCCGGCGACTACGCAAGCGAGTTCGCGGTATAAAACACCGAAACCATCGAGCATGTCAAAACGATTTCCATGTACGCGATTAGTTCCGTCGAAGAAGCGAACGAACGAAAGCACCAGCCCGGTTTCCGTGTCCGTCTCCTGGTAGGCGTCCTCGACACCTTTCCCGCTCTTGGGATCCTCGAGCGGAATTGACACGAAAGCATAGGCGTCTTTGTGCATCAAAAGCGCCTGCGGGCTCGCAGTGCCGGCCGCGCCAAGCACGGTGATGGCAATGCCATCGTTCGGGGTCGCGGTGACATTTTGGTACTGCCCGCTCGGGGTGATGCCTGGGGCCACCGTGATAGTCGAGAATCCGGATCCGTCTGATGCGGCGTTCGCGAGAACCACGAATTGCTGCAAATCGCCGGTGCTCTGGCGAGTCTGCGGGTGGACGCTATAGATGCCCGCGATGGTGAAACGGTCGCCGGGTCCAAGGATGCTCGCCTGCGATGCGGTCCAGCCCTTCGTTACGAGGTTCATCGTGTCGTTGTTGCCGTTCGCGGTGGTCTGTCCGGATCCCTTGATAAGCGGGGTGCCGCCCTGGGCGCCAATCGTCTGCACATAGATCGTTTGATCGCGGTGCCATTTGTAGCCAAGCGGAGAACCGTCAACCTCGCCTTTGTCGTATGCACGTCCAAGCGAGCCGGCCGGATTGTAGAGCTGCTTCTGGCCAATCACAAAATTGGATGACATTTTGCGATTGATAATCATGCTCAGGTCTTCCTCGGGGGGAAGTCCTAACTGCACGATCTTGTCGCCGGCAGACAGATAGGTGTCGATCAACGTCGGAGGCGCGCCGGGGGTGCCGACACAGTTAAACGTGTTCTGCGCGCAGAACTGTGCGGCGCGCGAGTTCACATCGTGCGCAAGCGCGATGGCCGCGGGCTTGGCGTAGCTTTCCTGAATTTCATCGATGGACAAGGTTTTTTCAACCGAATCCCATTCAAAATGGACGCCTGTTACATCGTTGACGGTGATCGTCGTTTTGATGTTCGTCAACGCCTGGGGTTGATAGAGCAACCCGCGCGTTGCCTGGAACCGCTGCGGTTTGCGCACGCTGACGGTATCGCCAACCTTTGCGCCGGCCTTGGCAAATTCCTTGCTGTACTGCTTCGTCATGTTCTTGCAAACCGCGAGGTATCCACCCAGGTTCATGAGAACCAGGCGGGTGAACACTTGCGGCGTGAGAATTACGTTATTCGCCAAAATTTTTCCTCTTTATTTCCTGAGCGCCGCTGTCGCGAGCCGCTTGAAAGTGGACATCGAAATATCGGGGTCATCGAGCGCAAGGGACTTTGCGCTGGCGCCGCCGCCCACTTTTGCGGCCGGTTTCGGCAGTGGCTTTTTGTCTGCGGTTTTCGCAGCCGGTTTATTTACGAGAGCTTCGAGCCGGCCGAATTCAGCCACCTGGCGCAGCGGTGGAAGCGCCGCAATCCGTTTGGCTTCATCGGGGTCTTTCGCGAGTCGGTACGCTACCTCGGGGCCGTACTCGCTCGAGACAATGGCCTGGTGCAGCTCGCGCGAAATCTGCAATGTCGCGACAGTCGCGAGAACGTCGTCATAATCGCTGTGAGTTTCGCGGGCTTTTCCTACGCGCGCATTGTGCTCGCCCAGGGTCTGCGCTTCTGCGCGGCGCTGAGTTTCCGCCTGCGCTTCCGCGGCATCCTTCCGCTTGCGTTCGTCGTACTTCCAGTCCTGTAGAGCCTCTATGTACTGGTCGTACGTTTCAAACTTCGCGGGATCGGGGCGCTCGTTCTTTTCGGCCGCTGGCTGCGCTGTTTCTTTGGCGGGTTGCGATCCCGGTTTAGCCAGTTGTGCTCTGAGTTCGTCGCGCTCGCGCTCGGCTTCCCGTTGGGCCTTGATTGCCTTGTCAATGCGCTTCTGGACGTTGTCGCCCTCTTTCGCTTTGAACTTGCCATCTTCGCCGCGGGGTCTGCCCTCGTCTTTTTTTCCGTCTGCGTCTGCGTCGCTCGCTTCCGAATTCGAGCGGTTCTGGTCGGTGCCCTCGCCGTCGCCGGCGTCGGTACCTTCCGCGGTGTGGTCTTCAGCTCCATCAGCCTCGCTGGTCTTGTCGGCCGGCTGCTCGCCGGTCATCATCGAGCGCAGCTCGCTAATCGAGTAGTCGCCTCGGGGGGCGTCCTGTTCTTCCATGTGTGTCCTTCGCGCGGTCTTTAAGCGGGCCGTGACGCGTGGGTTTACTGCTTAACCTGTGGTTGCCGCGGTGGAACCTCGGGCGCCGCCTGAAGCTGCGCGGTCTGGAATTCCTGCTGGTTCTGCTGCGATTCCATCGCGTTGTCCTGCTGCTGCTGGTTCTGTAGCACCTGGTGGCTGTGCTCCATCGCCGCGAGTCCTACCTGGTGAGCCTGGTCAAACATGGCCTCGAGCTGCGCGCCCTCGCGGTCGGCGTCGGCAATGCCGGTTTTAACGCTCGCGGAGATTTCCGCCACCTTTAACTGAGTCCAGGACTTCAAAGCCTCGATGTTGAACTTCGCGTCAGATTCCGCCTGCCGCGTCTCGAGGATGTGCGCGAGTTTATGAACCTCTGCGATTAACTGCTGGTTCTGAACGTGCGCCTGCTGCGCCTGCTGTAGCGCCTGCTGGAGCTGCGCCCGCGGGTCGTTTTGCTTCTGGTCGATCAGCCCAGGGGTACGCAGCCCGATGGCGCGCTCCATGCGCTCGGCCATATCCTGCGCGCCGGGGCCGTCGCTGGTCCTGAAATACAAATCGCCCAGGATCCATAGCAGCTCGGGCGCTGCCTTGATAAGTTCGCCCTGTCGCTCGTTTTCTTCCTGCCGCTGGCTGGTGAACGACGGGCCGGTGCGTACCGCAATACCGTGCTCGCCCGGTTTCGAGAGGTCGATCATTACGGGTTGGCCGGTCTTCGGGTCGAGGTATCGTACATTGACCTGGCGCATTTGCACCTTGCCATCGGCGCCGCGGATCGGGTGCTCTGCGGGGTCGGTGCCGTCGAGTAACGGAATGATCCGCAGTAGGATGCGCCCCAACTTTTTGCGCGAGCGTTCCTCGTTGTCGGCAAAGTGGAAATTCGCTACATCCGATTCTTTCTGGCGCTTCTGAATCGCGATTCCGGCCGTATCGCCGGGGCCGGCGCCCAGGCTTGCGTCAAAGATGCCCATCGATGCTTTGATCGCGTCGATAGCTTGCAGATAGCCGGTAACGAGCGCCTGGATGGGGGGCTCGTTCGCGGTGCGCACTGGCGGGCCGGCCTGGTCGCCATTCGCGGCGCGCGTCTTGTACTGCACCACCGCGCGCTGAACCTCGTTGATTTCTTCCCACTCTTTTTCGCGGCCGGCGATTTGCCCCTCTGCCACCATGTAGGGGTTCTTTGGCATCTGGCTAATCTGTTCCGCGATGTTCGACGCGTACAGATTCACCAGTTTTTGCGGGTCGATGGCGTTTCGGATCAGCGAAAAATTGCGCTTCTCGTCATCGACAAAGAGCTGCTTCCCAAAAACCGGAATAACCGGGATGACGCCCGCGGGGTCGATCCAGTCCGTCTCGTCCAGAACCTCGACGCCATTCGTCGCGCAGATTTTGACCGTGGGGTGTCCGTCGTCGGTGAGGTCATCCCAATCGCGATGGTAGTAGTCCGCGACGCGAACGTAGTTCTTGCCTGAGCCTAAGCCCATCCAATCGGGCGCCGGGTTGATGCCCTCGAGGAAAAAGCCCTGCTTCGACGCGAGCGTGTCGGTGCCGAAATCGCGCTCGTGCTGTTCCTGCGAAATGGTGCGAACGATGAACCAGAAATCTGCGTCCTCGAGGTCGTACCGCTGCGCTGCCGGATCCCACACAACCGCAAACTGGTTATCAATGGGTTCAATGCACGCGCGCTGCTTCGACGCGTCGCCGGCCGTCGCCTCGGTCGTGACGCGATAAAACCCGCGGCCGCAAGTAACCTGCCCTTCGCGCGACGTGTCGTAGGCCACGTCCGCGTCTGACTCGTACTCGATTTGCCGGATGCGCCCCTCGAAATACTCTGCGCTCTGCTCGGTCGCGCCATCCATCGGTTCGCACTCGAGCGCCGGCTTGTTCTGCCGGCCGTCATTGACAATTTGGGCGATGCTCGGCGCGAGCCGGTTCTCGGTGAGTATCGGCCGCTTGGCTTTCTTGCGCTGCGCGTATACAGCGCGGTCCCACTGGTTTTTTCCACCGGCCGCGAATTTGACATCGTATTCCGCGGCTTTGCGGTCGTTCGCGTCGGCCTCGAGCGCCGCGCGGAACCGCTCGCGCATCGTGGTGAAAAATTCCTCATCCGGTTGTTTATCCGGCCGGCGCAGGTTAGGTTTCAATGCTGGTTACTTCTTTCGGCGTGGGAATAGCGGCCGCGGCTTTGCGGCCGGCTTGATCCGCTCGGGGAGCTTCGAGAAATCCGTCGCGGCTTTGAATTCCGCTTTCTGTGCTTCGGTGAGCGGGGAGTCGCTCGCCAGGAGTCTGCGCGCTTGCGCGAGTGATTTAAATGCCATCGGTCGTTACCTTGGGGCCTGGGTCCGGTGGGGGAACATAGCCGCAATTCCGCACGCGAATGTGGCGCGGCAAAAAAATAAGCTGCGCGCCCTCGGTCCAGATGGCCCATTCCAAATCGCGGGATTTTGCCGCGTCAAAGTCGTTTGGAGCTTCCATGTGTCGCGTCAAATGAAACGAACGTGGGGAACCACAAGCGCCGCTACGCGCTCGCGATCCGCGGCCGGTACCGCGCGCAAAAATGCCTCGAGCATCTCGCGGTCTGTGATCCTTGCCGCCATCGCTCGCAGCTTGCGCGCGAGTTCGTTTTTCGTGCGGGGCTCGCCTTTGATTCGTTTCAAACCTTTGTCCTTTTGTCGCGGCGTCGCCGCGGCGATCCTCACGCCATCCATGCGTCATCGCTCGAGTCGTCAAACATGCGCAGCTCGCGAATTTCGCGCCGCTCGATTTCCGGTTGCCGGATCGACACCGCGAGATAGCGGAACGCATCGGATCCGTTCGATGACCAATCGTGTAAGGGTTCGCGCTTGGCGATGCCTAACGTTTCGTCTTTGACGTAGCGGTAATGCCTGAGCGCCTGAATGCCGTCTTTCGTGCGCTCGCGGTCGAACCAGCACAACGGAAAGATGGAGCGCGCCGCGGCGATGCCGTCCGCAATCGAGAGCCTCGGAACGATGTAAACCGTGCGGCCGGCCGCTCTGAGCATTTCCTCGATGCTTCGCCCGGTGCCAAGTTCG